CGGCGCAAAGAGGATTTCTAGCTCGCGCAGATTGGCGTTTTGCATCCCGTTTTGATATAGGTAGAACTCCTTCGTCTCGAAACGGCTCATATACCCGGCACCGTCCTTCGTCCTGGCCGACTGATCGAGCCGGTAGATAAACCCATTCGATCCGCCGGCCAAGAGGACTGGATCGGCTGTCGTCGGATCGCGGTAAATCGTGAGCGATTCATATTCATCGCGCGTTTCCACCGTTGGCTGAATATCCACGATACCCATCGATCGATTCGTGCGATGCATATCGAACCCGATCAACACTTTATTGACCGGATACCCTTGTTGGGAGATGACATTCGGATTGGCCGAGAAGGCAAACAAGAGCTTGCGCTTCGTCGGATAGTAGACGGCTTGCGGAAGCGGGTTTAACCCCCAACTACTCCATGCTGCCACCGGAATCTTTGAGAAATCGGTATGCTCTCGGATGTATGGTCCGACCTCAAACCCCTTTACAGCGGAGGATCGCACGTCGCCATACTCTTGCACGGCAGACAGGGCATGGATATAGGCGTCAGGCGAGACGAAGTAGACTTCATCGTCCGCTTCGACGATCGATCCTTGCGACAGACCGCCCGCGAATCGCGATACTCGCGTCCATCCCCAATCAGCCAAATCCAGGCTGCTATCGTCCAGCACGTAGATCCCGCTCGGATATTTCCAGACATAGGCTTTGTTGCGCCATGAAATCCCCCCAACGATGAGATCCCCCTCGCCTGGGTAGACCTCAAAGTAGAGTGCCCCGGCGCTGAGGTAATCGTTATGATTGTTCAGCACGGTGGTGTAGACTGAGTGCGGATGCGCACTGACCCCACCGGCAAACATCCTCCCTCGATGCTGAAAGGCCCATCGCGGGTTACCAGCCCCGTCCTGCCAATCTGCTGGCATGGTTGATCGATGAACCGTATGGGTCCCCGTCCCATCCGACGTGAAATTCTCGGCGGAGCCACCGGACAGTGTAGAGAGTTGGAACGTATTGGCCGTTTGGTTGACGATGAAATAGTTGGTGTTCGCCCACGCATCACTCAGGCCAGCCGGAAGGGCTCCGCCTGAATTCGTGAGAAACACGCGCGTGCCGTTCGCCATCCCATGGGAATTGAGCGTGAGGACATCCGTCGTGCTATTGGCGGTAAAGTTTCCCACCGCAGATCCCAACTTCATGGCTGTGCTCCCACCCGTATAGACCGCTGGCACCCCGGACCCTTTGAAGAGGTACACGGCCTTCAGGGTACCATCAAATCCTTCGACCAACACGGGATGGATAAACGAGCTCCCCGTAAATGTCGCAAGCGTTTTGGTAATGCCACCAGACCCCACCACCAGTAGACGATTGGTTTTCGTGGCAACAACAAGTTCCTGAGTGCCGGATTGCGTTCTAAAATCAAACATCGTGCGGCACTCAGGATCTGGGCCAGTCACCGCCACACTGTTGAATTTAACGGCCCCGCCTCCTTTTTCCCAGGTATCGTGTTCAACCGTCAACGATTCCATGGCGACGAGATCGATATCCCGCACGAGGTCAGGGCTTTCCGACGCATTGAGCCCGCCTTGCCCACAGACAATAGTCAGTGAGTCAAACGATCGCATTACGTCAGCCCTAAGGTGGCGGAGTGCTTGGGCGCCACATACAACCTGCCGGACTGAGACGGAATGTATTGATCGACCATCGACCGCAATTTACCCTCCCCCATGGCAGCGTAATCCTTAGCTTTCGAGTCGTCTTTATTGAGCAGCAGGAGTGAGGCGGCGAGCTTGGCAATGATGGATCGATGCTCGCGAGGGATTCTCGGCGTATCGGCGCCCTCATTGCCGGAAAAGTCCAGATCGTCAAAGACGGTGTAGTCATGCTCAATGTTCAGCGCCTCTTCGCTCCACGGCGCAAATCGAACCTGTCTCGTCATGTTGTCCGAGGCAGAGTCAAAGCCCTGTGGGTGGATTTCGCATGCCGCTTCGATGATGCCCGACCCAAACGCCCAGGCCCCCCGTCCATACCGCGCCTCGAAGAGTGGCTTATCGATCAGGGGGATAGGATTGTCGTACCATCCGCGCGGCCACATCGGGTCCCAGATCCTCAAGACTGTGGCGGGAATGGGATATTCATCCCGGAAAATCACGGCTGGTCCTGAGGTCTCGGCCTCGACATACGCGGCATCGAGCGTGATGGTCGCCGTATTGTCCACATGCCCGTTAATCCGGTAGACGGACTGATTGCTCTCTAGGTAGACCTTATAGAGAATCACGCTCGGCGTCAGGTTGGCCGAGAGCGTCATGGTCGTGCCCGAGATACCCGATACCGTCACGCGCTTGGCGGCTTGCACGGCAATGACGTTGGGAGCCGGGGACATCGCCCATGGCCATCTGGCGTAGCTCAAGACGGACCAATACGCATCACGGACCGCCCGTTTGCCATCGTCGCCATAATCCCCAGTGGTGGAAGTAGACTCTCCTGCATCGAGGAGGGCCGCCTGCAGGATATCCAGCCCTGTCTTCATGTCGTAGTGCGCCATCGTTACTTGCCTTTCTGATATCCGGCGCGAATCAACGCCTGCGCTAAGGTTTCATCTTCACGTTCGACGACCGCAACGATCCGGTCGAACGTCGGTGCGCCACAGGTCGAAACCTGAAACGGTCCACTCGCCAACCACTTGCGCGTGAAGGCCCTCGCTTCCTCGAAATTCGGTTGCCCTCGTTCCGGCGTATCGATATCCTTGACCCGTATTTTGACCATCCCGCCAGGCGCGAACGTAAAGACATGGAAGGTGTCGCCGTCCGGCTGACCGATGACGGCTTGCGGCGGAACGTCGATGATGAGACATGCGTCGGCATGGGCCGTGAACGGCACCATGAACACCAGCACGACGAGCAGCCCAAGGGCCACCAACACCATGACGATCAAGACAATCTCTACGTCAATGGACATCCGTACCCACCAGGGTTTCATGGCGCCTCCTCAAGTCCAAATCGTGACTTTTCCAATCGCTCTCGCCCGTCATTCCACTCCGATAGACCGCGATAATTGTTGCGCATCAAGGCGTATTTCTCGTACACGTCCATCACGGCCTGAGCGAGTTCGTCTCCCGTGAGCGTGACGGCCTCTCCTCCGTCGGGGGAATCGATCGATAGTCCTTGAGGGCCGGCAGGTCCCACTCCTCCTGATGATACTTCAGATGCTCCGGTGCCAGGATTGGCGGAGGACACACGAGAACTGGCTTGCCCTGACAGCCCGCGAAGCTCATTATGCAGATTAACGATAGGAGCACTGATCGTAACGGTCTGTTTGGCGTGCCCATAGGTGCTCACCTTCTTTCTGATGACCTTGGCTTTCCGTTGAATGTTCCGTTCGGCTACGCCGATGTCTTGCACGATCTTCGCTTCCATGACGCTGGCATCAACGGCATGCTGTGCTGCCGTCGCCGCTTGTTGCACGACGGCCTCGGCATACTCGCGCTGCATCGATCGCTTGCATGTGTAAAACCCGTGCAACCATATCGAGAGTATGGTGGCAACCAGCACCCCGCCAACGATGCCCCACTTCACGAGCGGCTTCGCCAACGGTGCCGCCAGGAACGCTGGAATCATGACTACCTCCTATGTTTCCCCACGTTCACGCTCTGGACCGCAAGATTGCTCGCCGCTGCCGTGGCTCCTGCCGTCGCTTGTGCCCCGCCACTTAATGCCGCTCCTGCCCCGATCGATCCTCCCATGATGACGGCACCGACGATTTCCGGCCCTGACCCGCGTGACGCTGCATGCAACCATTCGTCTTGCTCGGCCTTGGTCAGCAACACGCAGTTCTTGAAGTCCCCTGCCGTATAGTAAAACCATGCTCCTTTTACCGGCCCATCGCACCGTTCCATACGTCCGAAGCTCTGGTTCGTCCCGAAGGCGGATCGGATTTCCGTTTGCGCCGTCTTGAGGTATTTTCCGCTCGGCTCACGGTATGGCGTCACGCATCCCAGTAGACTCATGCAGCATACCATTATGATCATTGGTTTCGTCATCGTGATCCTCCGTTCTCAGCCGGGAAACATG